GGATTGCACCTTTGAACAAAGTAAGCCTTACAACGTTGTTCAAGAACACCTTAGAAAAGGTGGGACCACATTTTGTGTGGATCTGAGCTCAGCAACAGATTATTTTCCATTAGAGCTGCAGCTTGCGGTCTTGAGGCGTCTTTTCCCTCATGATCAACACCTAATTGATCTTTTTAAGGATTTGTCTAGGAACACAACCTGGACATATGGCAAAGAGAGTGTGCGTTGGTCTAATGGCCAACCTATGGGTTTATACCCAAGCTTTCCTAGCTTTGCTCTGACACATGGTGTGCTACTCGATTACCTTGCGGGAGGAATCCCAAACAGGTTTTTCGTTTTGGGTGATGATGTAATAATCCTTCATCGTCCAACATACGAGAAGTATATCAAGATGTTAGATGTTCTTGGATGTCCGTACAACCCAAGTAAGTCTCTGGTATCCAACCAGATGGCTGAGTTTTCTGGGAAGTTTATTACCCCGGATAAGGTTGTATCCGCGTTTAAATGGCGCGATGTTAACTCCAAAAACTTTATGGACTTAATGAGGACATTTGGTCAAAGCTTCAAACCGATGTTGCGTCGGAGAGAAACCAACGTTTACAAACGATTGGCGCGGTTATTGCCGCCTCACGGATGCGATCACTCAGATGGGCCTGGCGACCCTCTGGAGAAGGTGATTTCCATAACATTGGACTTTGAATCTAGAATACCAGAGTCCGGTGAGAGAGTTTGTCATACAAGCTTCTTTCATTGGATGGCTCAAAAACTGCAAGCCAACCAACTTGTAAACAGCCTTTTCCCAAAGGTATGTACAGAATGGTTGCAGGATAAGGCCGCTGCCTTCGACGAGAAGGTCAGTGCGGTATTTGAAGACACACCATTTGCAAACTTCCCGGGTGACCGGGGTGTGCTGATGGATGTCGTAGCGGAAACCCGTAAGGGTATGCTACCTACCGTCAGGGTAAAACAAAGGGTGGACCATTCAACTAGCACTTTAGAGTACTATGAAAAGTTACTCAATTCAGAACCTAAACCAGCCCCTTATGGGAAGACCTGGAAGGGCCCGCCTAAATGGTGGGTTAAGGAAATGAAGTGCCGTAAGGATCAGGAAATTAACACCTAATCAATG